CCTTAACTAAGTTTGTGTTAGTAAAGTTTATGTAATATGGACTTCTTGCGTTTACTTTGCTCATTTGCTTATGTTTACTTGTATTTGTTTTTCTATTCCTATTGAGTATGCTTCTACTAATTCATCTGGCAATCTCTTAAATGCAGCAGCAAAAGGTTTTGTAAAAAACATACTTGGTCTAATTCCTTTCTTATATATTGATTTAGCTATTGCATAATTCAATCCTTTTCTCTTTTCAAACTTACCACCTTTACCTCTTGGTGCTATTCCCTTTCTAATAGTCCATTTGTCAAATGCCTTAGCTGGTGGCATCTTGTTTGTGTATTTATAAGGAGTATTATATTTCTTTTCAGTACCACTAACACCTCTATCTTGGAACTTTCCATAATCAACCATATCAAAGCCTAGAGATATTGTTGAACCACTCTGTGATATCTCATACCCTAAACTATTATATAGTTCCTTAGATACATTCTTTTTGCTTTTAGATAAATTGCTACGTGATTGTTGTATAACATATTTAGCAAACTTATTTAATTCATCTTTTAAATACTTATCTGCTAACATATTGTAATATCATTATGAATTAAAACATCCATTGTGGCAGCAAAGCCAGCAAGTCTATTATCAAACCTTTCATAAAAAGGCTCTAATGTTGCATCTCCTTGCAATTGGAATTTATCACTATACAATGTACCTCTACGTAATACCATTACTAATTTATTTAATACCGCTAATTGTGTATTAAGTACATCTTGCTCATTATTATTACCTACAAATATATCTGTTGTTTCATTTTTACTTTCATCTACAATATCCATAGCCATAACAGTTATGTTAAATAACAATACTTGTTCTTGTGTAGTAACATTGTTAATTATAATATGACATAAAGGAAATATACTTTGCTTAGATAAGTCTATGTCAAATATATCTCCTGTTGTAACTGTGTTTACATTAACATCACTTAAAAGCTGTGTCTTAATTGTTTCTGTTAATTGGTAAAATCCTCTTATCCCTGTTTGGCTCATTGATTATTGTTTTAATTATAATTGCTAAAAAAACTACTGATATACCTGTATGACATTCGCATAGTCCTAATAAGTGTTGTATCATTTAAACTTGTTTTTTATTCTTGCTGATTCTATTTCGTTTTTCTCTTTTGTATATTCTAAATACGTTAAGCATTGATGTACGTTTAGTTTAGTGATATTTTCAAACTTTGTAATATCTCCGTTAGCGATTCCATAGAGTGCGTTAAACCATCCCCATTTGGCTGAGAAAGCAGATGCTGAGCTAAAGCTATCTCGTTCTTCTTCTCCAAAGAGTTCATCATAACCAGAGATAAGTCCTTGCCTAAATTGTAAAAAAAAACTATTGCACCTAATACTGCATCTAAAGGAAAATCTTTAGCAATATCACTTGTATCTGGGTCGTAGTTTTTTAGCTTGTATCTATGCCCTCTCTTGTGTTCTATTGGTCTGAATAATACATTTACTGCTCTATGTAAATTATCATTATCGCCTATAAAGGTATCTAAGTCCATATACTCTCCAAAGCTCATATCATCTAACTCTGGTATAAAGCCATACTCCACACCATTAAGTGTGAATCTATTTATAAGCTGGTGTTGTGCATCAAACATAGTATTTATGATTTCACAGACCTCAGCAATATCTGTAGCTTTCATATTTCTTACTACTATCTCTGGAACGTTACAAAATATCTCTACTATCTTTAGTTGTATCGCAGAATCATTTGTATCATCTAACTTGCTTTCTAACTTTGCAAACTCTTGATATTGTTTAAGAGTTACATCATTTAAACTTGTCGGTATTCTTAGATTAACTTTCATACTAATATATAAACGTTTTTAAATTATTTTAGTGAACAATATACTTACCCCTATTAGGATTTTGTAACTGATAGCCTACAGCGTATCTAACTGCATCTATCAAGTGATTATACTTGTCTATTGGTGTATTGCTTTTTCTTTCTAACCAGCGATAGTTGTTTAGTTCTTTGATGAGGTTTGTACTGTCTGGACTTACCACTAAGTCATAGTCTTGTAGTAGGCTTATTCCGTATGTAACACTACCTTGACCTTTTATACTTGGCTTTACGTTACAATGTCTTTTAAGTTCTGTTATTAGTCTTGGCTCTGCACTATCAGCTACTATCAAACCATCTCTTGCGTGTTTCTGATTTAACTCTGCTATTTGTGATGTTGTTAGTCTTGGTAAGTAAAAGCACTCTTTTAAATATATAGTCTTATTAGCTTTGTCTATGTTTACCTCAACTAATGTAGATGGGTCTGCTGCAAATCCGTAATCTTGACCCCATACACTTACGCTACTTCTTTTAAATTCCCCTATAGTCCAGTTGCTAAATATAACACCCTCAGCTTTACTCATCCACGCACCTAACATCTGTTGTTTATATTTCTCTGGTCGTCTTGACCTCATCTGGTCTATTTGGTCTATATAGCTTTTAGATAAGTTCTCTAAGTTGTCTAAGTATGTGGTGTGTATATAGGTAGTGTTTTCTTTTGTTGTATTGCTACCCTCTTGTACCCCTCTATCCTCAAAGAAGCGTGTATAAATAAAGTGTTCTTTAGTAGTTGGGTTTAGTATTAGGATAACTCTGTTTTGCTTACCTTGTTGTCTTACTGATAAGTCTATAGTGTCAAACTTCTGCTCGTCTGTTAGTTCCTCAGCTTCATCTACTACCCAAGTTGTAATACCTTGTAGAGATTTAAGGTTTGCAGTCTGGTCTCCACTTGAAGTCTTGATACCTCTAAATATTATCTTACTTCCTGTCTTTTTGTTTAGTATCTCATCTTTTGTTATGTGGAAGTCGTGTACACAGTTAAAGAGTTCTAACTTATCTATGAACTCTGGTATAATTGATATATATGCTGAGGTTAATGTGTAACGAGTAAACAGGATTGTGTGTCCTTGCTCGTATGTAAGCATAACTAAGAGGGCATTGATAGTAAAAGACTTTCCACTACCTCTACCCCCACTAACTATAAAGTACCTACTATCTTCACTAAGTATAGGTTTGTATTTACTATGTATCTCAATCAACGAACTTTATTAAATCTCTAAAATTGATGTTTAAGCCTTCGCTTGAGTTTATGTCTACGCTTTCTTTTGGTTTACCATATCTATAACTTAAATACAGTTGCACAGCTCTCATATCTCCTTTAGCTACTAACTCCCCTAATTTAGATAATGCTTCGTCTTTGTCTATTATTGCATCTAACCTTTCTATTAACTTTTGCTCTTGTGCTTTTGGTTTTCTACCAGCACCTACTCTTGAGCCTCCTCTATTTTCTACTTTCATATTTTGAAAAACTTTGATTAATCAAACTATTAATATATAAACAGAATTAATTTTTTTTAAAATAATCTTTGTTGTGCTTTGTGTTGCTGTATTCTTTTCATAGCAGCCTCGTAATACTCTTTATCTAATTCACAAGCTGTAAGTTCGTACCCTAAGTTATGACACGCAATAGCTATTGAACCACTACCTAAGTGAGTATCTAAAATCTTATCCCCCTCTTTTGCGTAATTCATTAAAAGCCATTTGTATAGCTTAACAGGTTTTTGTGTTGGGTGTATTCTTATTTCTTTGTTTTTCATATCGCCTTGTAACATACCTTGCCATCTAAATTCAAACTTTCTAACTGCTTTTTTAAAACTTGTATATGCTAACTCACAATCTGCAAAGTCATTTTCGCCATTTTGTTTATCCCAAACAATCCAACAACTGCTATTAGATTGTGGTATGTTTTCAATAAAATAATTAGCACCCCATATTATTTGGTTTTTGCTTACTCTTTTTAATTCTAAAAAAAAATCTTTTTTTTCTGTTTTATTATCCCATTCTTTATTATAGAAATTTTGTTTTGCCTTTGAATTACCATATTGTTTTTTAGGTCTAATATATTTGCTTTTACCTATCCCATACGGAGGGTCTACTATTGCAAGGTCGAAGTAGTTATCCTCATACCTCGCCATTAGTTCCATATTATCTTCGTTTGTTATTTTCATCCTAATAATATTTCTTCTATCATTTCTATTAGAATAATCTTTGTTGTGCTCTGTGTTGCTCTATTCTTTTTATTGCTGCATTGTAGTAGTCTTTGTCTAATTCACAAGCAGTTAAATCATATCCTAAATTATGACAGGCTATTGCTATTGAGCCACTACCTAAGTGTGTGTCAAGTATCTTATCTCCTTCCTTTGCATAATTCATTAAAAGCCATTCGTAAAGTTTTATAGGTTTTTGTGTGGGGTGTATTGCACCATCTTTCTTAATTTCGCACCTATTTATTATTATTCTTCTTAAGGCTTTTTGAAAACTACTAAATGCTAACTCGCCGTCGCTCATTGTTAAGTTTTGTCCTTTATCCCAAAATACCCAACCCATAGAACTTGGTAAATACATAGAAAAATAATTACCACCCCATACAATTTGATTTTTAGATACTCTAAACAATTCATCAAAATACTGTTTATCTGGTATTTTTTTGTCCCAAAACTTTTTATCATAAACTTTAAACCCTAAGTGTTTTGGTGTTCCACCACTTTGTTGAATATTTATACCATAAGGTGGGTCTACAATAGCAAGGTCAAAGTAGTTATCTTCATACCTTGCCATTAACTCCATATTGTCCTCGTTTGTTATGGTCATCCTAATAGTATTTCTTCTATAAGTTCTATCTGCTCATCAGTAGCTTTTGGTAGTTTCTCCATTACATATAGCTTAGTATCTCCTAATAGATGTTTATATGTTAGCTCTAAGTTTTTATTGTATTTACAATGTTGCTTATATGTGTTTAAGCTATGTATTATAGAGCAATGTGTTGTATTATATCCGTTCTCTTTATATTCATTTACTATATCTCTAAGTATTTTTTTATTTTTTATTCTCATATACTTATTAGCTACACTACGCATTTCTATAACTTCTCTACGTCTTGATTGTTCAAATATATCTATATCGTTTACTTGTAGTATTATATCTCTAATTGCTTTTAATTTCATACTATTGCGTTATCTAATTGTTCTATCATATGTCTTAACTCACTTCTCTCAAACTTACCTGTTATTTCTGCATTGTAGGTTTTAAAGGTTAAGTGGTACATATCTTTATCTGTATCGTGTTTGTTTTCTCGTTTCCCTAAGTATTCTATTTTTAAGTTAAATTTCATATCGTTTTATTATATTGGCTTAAGGGTGCTTTACCCTCTTGTTCTAATTCTTTCTGTAGGTTACTTAAAGACCTCCAACAGATTTTTGCTGAGTGTCTTATTCCATCTTTGTCTATTGTACCAGCCTCTATTAAATGTCTTGCTAACGCATCTAATTCGTCTGATGATTTAGTTCTATCCCAATGCAGAGGTTTGTCTGGATGGTGTTGTTGATTACCAGCCCAAGATACTTTAGCTACCTCTCTTATTGCATCTGGGAAGTATTTAAGTACTCCACTATATACAGGCATTTGTTTTCTAATGTATGCTGTTTCAGTACCACTAATATAATCAATCTTTTTGTTCATCTTTATTTTTTTCTTTTTTGGATAATGTAAGTTTGATAGCTTCTATCTGTACATATAGTTGTGCTACTACGTTTTCTAATCTAAGTATTCTTTGTATCTGTGTGTGTTTCTTTGGTTTCATAATTCTCCTGTTAAACAATAGTTATCTAAGTCTGCACCCTCTATAAAGAACTTGTTGTATAAGTCAAGTGCTTTCTCTACTTTCTGTTCTCCTCTGTAGTAAAACTCCTCAGAGCAGTTAAATATACCTATATCTAATGAGCCTTTGTCTAATACCAGAAAATAGAAGTCTTTATACTCTTTGTTGAATAAGTTACAATATAAGTAGCATTGTACGTCATATCCGTACTTATTAGCACTCCAACTAAAGTCTTTTATGTTTGTTGTAGTTTTTAAGTCTACTATTCTATTTGTTGCTAATACATCTGCTTTACCTCTAAATGGGAAGTCTAATACATTATCTATAGCTGGTATCTCAAACTCTGCTTTAGTTATTAGTTCCTTTGCGTGTTCGTTCCTGTAGAAAGCATCTACAAGCCTATCAGCATCACTACGTTCTTTAGCAGTAAATACTCTTGGGTTTTCAGCTTTAGCCTCTTTAAACTTCTTAGTGTTCTTAGATTGTACATCTATAAAGGTTTGTGCTGCAAATACCTCTGGCTCTAATATAGCTGTGTGAAATAGCCATCCATCTCTTAGTGCTTGACTTTCTCCACTACCATACTCTAAGCTAAACTTATATGTCTTAGGACTTGACAGGAGTTGTTTAAGGCTACTACTACTAAGTGCTAACTTGTTTAGTTCTCCATAGTAAAAGCTATCATCTTGCATACGTTCTAATAGTTCTACCTTGTCATAGTATTTACCATCAAGTAATTTTATTTTAGATTTCATATTGTTTTAATTCTTCTTTTAGTTTTAGTATCTCTTTGTTCTTATCGTTTCTTACAAGGCTTTCTCTTTTAGTTATTATATCTAACTCTGTAAGTAATGTATTAGTAAACATACCTATCTCTGTAATAGCTTTTACACAATTAGTTATGTCTTTATTGTTTGGCTTTTGTTTATGCCACTCCATTAACTTATCTGCTAGAAAAGTAAAGTATTGATTATATGCTTGTTTCTGTAGTAGATTCATACTGAAGTACCTATTAAAAAACCTACTATTGCAATACCTAAAAACATTAAAATTAAAATCAATTGCATTATAGTATCTCTCTGCCTCATTAATTTACGCTCTTGTTCTTCAAGTTCTTTTTGTGTATAAACTTCTATCCTGTTTTTTCTTGTTTGGATATGTAATCCTGTCTTTGTCTTTTTCATCCTGTTTTTATTTATGTATTATTTTGTTTTGATATTTAATAGCTTCCTCTAGATTATTAAAGTAATATATTTCACATCCTAATTTATTAATTACAGAAAGCTCAAATGATGTTCTTTCTTTGTTTGTCCTTAATCGTGTTTTCATTTTATATTTCTTTAGTTAAACTATAAATAGCGAAAGGTGTTTGAATTGAGCCACATTTTTTTAATGCTTGTAAAGCTGTACCTTCAACATAACATCCACTACCTTCTGTTCTATTAATTAATTCTTGTTCATTGGTTTCAAACCAATCTATTTTGTCTTTGTATGTTTTATAAATTTTCATTTTATTGTATATTAAATATTACACTTCTTATGTATTCTGCTCTATCAAGAAGTTTAGCTTCTGTTGATTTGGGTAATCGTCTTACAAGCATATTAGCACTTAGAGTTGTTTCTATATCTCTAAGTTCTTTTTTTAAGTCTGTTAGTTGTGTTCTCATTGTTTTTGTTTAAATGTTATATACAAATATAAATAAAAATAATTGTTATAAACAAATTATAAACAAACTTTTTTTACTCTACTTCTTAAAATCGTTTAAATTAATTATAGAAGCGTGGCTCTCATCTATCAAATAACAAGGCTTTAATAGTTTCTTTTTAGTCCAAAGTGTTGTGTCTGGGCAGTACATATCTTTTACTTTTAAGTCCTTTAGGTTGTTTAACCAGAACATATAATTTCCTTTTGGGTCATTTACAAAGTATAATGCTATCTTACCTGTTTCTATTAGCTTAT